GGGCCGACAATGCACAAATGAATATCCGGCATTTTACTAAATGCTTCAAGTTGCATTTCAACCCTTTTCCACTTATCCACCCTTTGCACGGATAGCCAATATCCTTTAGAGGGTTTCCATTCGTATTCCTCACAATGGACGCAGGGGTAGATTACATCTGAACTTCTCCCGTAGTATTGTTTCACCCGTTCCCGCACGGTATTTGAGATACACGCAATATTCTTTACCTCTTTTATTTTAGCCCGTTCCCTGTTAATAATAATAGGGATAATCGGTTTCAGCCATGATGATGCACATTCCCGCATATCATACAAAGCACGGCGGGGTGTTGTAAGGTAATACAGGTGTGGCTTGGATAAATCCGCACGGTAGAGCGAAATATCGTCGGTAATCACTTGGACTTCTTCATCCATATCCTGCGTAGCCGCAATAATATCCTTTACCCACCGCTCCTGGCCCCCGGTTTTGGTGAGATCCTTTGATGTCAGTACTTCAACCATTTTGAATCATATCCGTTAAGTAATGCGTGATAATCGAGTGGGATAGTTCAACAACCCCGTAATCCATAGAGGGGATGTAGAAGTTCACAGCGCCTTTCCGCCGGAGTGGGTTATCCATCTTGAACCCGGACAGGGTAATCACGTTTGCATTGTTCAGCCGTGCTGTGATAGCAGCCCCTATAATATTATGGGATTCACCTGAACTACTGATAGCGATAAGAAGATCCCCCTTGTCGATCCATAGGTCGGTAAGCTTCGCGTAGACCTTCATATAATGGTCATCGTTTGATAACGCTGTTAACAACGGTGCTTCTGTAAGGACCATCGCCCGGATCCCACACGCTTTGCACAGGTCGTTCTGCATATGGGAAGCAATTGCAGCGGAACCCCCGTTACCGATAATAATTACCTTCTTTGCGGAACGAATGTGGTTAATCGCAATGGGGAACCCCTGCTCCTCACAGTCAACGTTTGATAGAACCTGGTGTAACAGGTCAATATATCCAAGAAATACCATTTAAACCTCCACGATATAGTCCTTGACCGCACTATACAGGTCCTTTGCCTCCCGGTGCTGTCCCGGTTTTAATACCTCTTCCATCCCATGCCCGGTGAGGACCAGGATGGAACGTACCCCTGCAGCATCCGCCGCTTCGCAGTCTGTACGCTTATCCCCGATCAGCCAGGAATTTGACAGGTCGATATCAAACTTTTCAGCCGCATTAAGAAGCATCCCCGGTTTCGGTTTCCTGCATGAGCAGTTATCTTCCGGTTTATGCGGGCAGTAATAGAAATGCCGGATATCAGCACCGCTTTGCACATACAACCGCTTTGACATTTCTTTGTGGAATACGTTCACATCCGCTTCGGTGTATCTCCCTCTCCCGACACCGGATTGGTTGGATACCACGATTACGAGGTACCCGGCTTTGTTCAGCAGGCTTATTGCCCACCCGACATCCGGTAGGATAACCATATCCTCAATCTTATGGACGTAATGCGGGGGGTCCTGGTTCAGCACCCCGTCCCGGTCTAAAAATATGCACTTGTTCATTTTTAATCCCACCAATCGCAATGAGCAGTATATCCACAAACGGGACACTGTATTGTTTCACCATCTGGTAGCCATTTGTAGTGTAATTTTGCGTCTTTGGTTTCTCTCTCTTTACAGTGTTTACAAGGACACGCCAAATCTTCTTTGCATTTTGGGCATTCCATTACTTGCACATCTCCTTCGCGGTCTTTACAATGTTTTCCGCAGTAAGTCCATGCTTGTTGAGAAGTTCATCGTACGCCCCTGACTCCCCGAAGCAGTCGTTCACGCCAAGCCTCTTCACCGTTCCAATCCCGGCGTTCGCAGAAATTTCCGCAATGACCCCGCCAAGCCCACCGTATATGGAATGTTCTTCTACGGTGATCACCTTCTTACATTTACCGATATGGATTAAGATATCCCCCTCTTTCATGGGTTTCAGGGTGGAGCAGTTAACAACCGTGGACTCTATCTTGTGCTTCTTATGCATCTTTGCCTGGGCATCCAGCGCTAAGTACACCATCGTCCCGGTTGCGAAGATCACTATATCATCACCATACCGGATATTCACCCATCCTGGGATTGACGTAGGGGGGGTAACTTCCCGGGATAACCGCACGTAGCAGGGGCCTTCCCGTTTGGATTCATCGAATACCATTTGTGTAGCCTCAAATTCATCGCATGGTGCAAGGACACGCATGTTCGGGATTACCCGCATGATAGCGATATCCTCTAAACACTGGTGACTCGAACCGTCAGCCGCATTCGTCAGGCCGGAATGGGAGCATACGAACTTTACATTAAGGTTGTCGAATGCTACGGTGTTCCGGATCTGCTCCCACGCTCTCATGAGGAACATCGAGTAGGTACTGACGAAAACGGTTTTCCCTTCAAGCGCCAGCCCTGCAGCAACCCCTACCATGTTCTGCTCTGCACAGCCGACATCAAAGAACCGCTCGGGGAATGCTTTGGCGAACTTGTGTGTCCCGGTGGATACGGATAAGTCAGCGTCAAGCACCACGACATTGAGGTTTTCTTTGCCAAGTTCGAGTAATGCGTTGGAGTACGCTTCCCGGGTGGAGATTATAACAAACACCTCTGCAACTCTTCCTTTGTCAGCACTTTTCCATGATAATCGTTGTTTCCTTCCATTTTCTTAACTCCTGCTCCTTTGGTTGTCTTCCAGAGAATAACATTTGGTTTTCCAATTCCGTGAAGGCGGATACAATCATCTAAATGATTCCAACAGATCCACCCAAACCCATCCCACTTTTCTCCAAATGGTTTTAACATCTTCGTCTTCCCATCAATCTGCCAGCCATTGTAATCCACAATCGCAACAAGGTTATCCAACTTCATGTGGGACGCATACATAGCCGCTTCCCAAACCATTCCCTCCTGGCATTCACCATCCCCTAGTAGAACGTATACCGTACCCTCTTTCTTGTCTAACTTTCGCGCCAAAGCGATACCACACGCAATTGATAGCCCCTGTCCAAGTGACCCGGTGGATACGGTGATACCCGGTCCTTTAACCGGATGCCCCTGCAGTCCACCTAACTTTCGGAGCGTGTGCAAATCTTTGCGTGGAATTATTCCTTTCTGACTCAAAACCGAATACAAAGCCGGTGCAGCGTGTCCTTTTGATAGGATGAACACATCATCTTCCGCCATGACTTTGAAGTACAGAGCAACAAGAATCTCAACACAGCTGAGCGAACCCCCGGGGTGCCCGGACCCCGCTTCGGTTGTCATGGTAAGGATGTCATTCCTGGTGTCTTTCGCAATCGCAGACAAATCTTCGTGCATGTTTCGCCTCCCTCCTAATATCTCTCGCTTCCTGTCCGTGGAATTTCTCTATTTCCTCGTTTACTTCCTTTTCTGTGGGGAATGGGAACCCGCGTGCGTTCAGCCTGATTTTCGCAGCTTCCACTAATCGTTCTTCAATGTTCATGGTGTTACTCCAAATTTCGTTTGCTTTGTTGTGTCAACCGGTGCAAACTTTATACCAACGATATCAAAAAACCGACCATTTGGTTTAACCTTTATTGATATCGGGGTCTTCCAGTACTCGCTTTCCTTTAAAGCATCGGTTACGTTCTTTGCATTCCCGCCAAATTGCTTTACCGCGGATCTTGCTTTCTCGTATGCGTAGCCGCTGTGGTCTAAGCATAACCACATTGGATACACCTTTTCAACTTTTAATCCGTAATCGTCTTTAAACTCCGAAATAAATTCAACTTTTAGGCTGTCGGGACTTCCGTCTTTTTTGTGCCGTGAACAATACATGCTGGTGATATCCACAAATGTAGACGATACCTGGGACTCCATAACCGCCCCTTCATATGCGGTGCATCCGTGGCGGGCCTCGGGTCGTAATGGAAATTCATATTCACATTGCGGGCATATTAGTGCGGAAATATGAACAATCTCCTGGCATTCCGGGCACATCTTTGCGGGTGCTTCCCCTGTTCCATCACCCTTCTTTATCTTTGGTGACACGGAATCTATCGGACCATGCAATAAAACGTTCCCACCAAAATCCAATACAAGACAGTCTTCTTTCTCCGGATATGTTCTCATTCCTCTACCGATCATCTGCACGTATTTCCCGGTGCTTTTCGTTGCGGTGAGAAGTGCAATCAAGTCACACATCGGAGAATTGAAACCCGTTGTTAAAACTCCAACGTTTACAACGCATTTCAATGTTCCTTTTTTAAATCGTGATATAATATCGTCACGGTCTGTGGTATTGGTAGTTCCAACAACAACTTCGCATCCAATATTATTCCGGTGTAATTCTTCACACACATGCTGAGCGTGTTTTACACCGGATGCAAATATTAGCCAGGATTTTCTATTTTGTCCGTAGTGAATTATTTCTGTTACTGCATTCTTTATCAATTCCGGAACATCTGCAGCCCGTTCTAGTTCGTCTTTCTTATAATCTCCCATCCGGATATGAACGGAAGACAGGTCAATCTGGTGTAGACCCCCTTTGCTGATGACGGGAACGAGATATCCCTGGTCCACAAGTTTTTGTATTTCAACCTCGTAGCAAATTCCATCGAATAACCTGTCTTCTCCTTCGTGGAGCAATCCAGAATCCAGGCGATATGGTGTCGCCGTTAAACCAACGCATGTGTAATTTGGGTTTGCGAATTTCATATCTTCCAGGAACCTACCATATTGTGTATGGGCATCTCTGGGGATACGGTGTGCTTCGTCAATGATTACTACATCTTTCTTTCCCAAATCGAATACATGGTTGTAAACAGACTGAATGCTTGCAAAGGTGATGCGAGCCTGTGTCTGCTTCCGGTTAAGCCCCGCACAATAAACACCGGTGCTTGACTCCGGGTAATGCTCCCGAATCTCCTTCTCGTTCTGGTCCACCAACTCGCGCGAATGGGTTAAACACACAATCCTTACTTCGGGCCATTCATTACAGATTCTTTTACACAGGTCTGCTATGATAAGTGACTTTCCTGAGCCAGTCGGAGCGGACACAAGGGGATGTTTTCCCTTTTCGGTGTCCCAGTACTCGTAGATTGATTTTATTGCTTCCTGCTGGTACTCGCGGAGAATCATTGTATGTACCCCTGTAAGTCTTTAGATGCAATTTCTCCCGGGCCATTGGTGATTAATCCGTATGAAATGATTCCTTTAACCGAATCTGCGTCTGTTTGCTCCAACGGGACGGTGCAAGGAAGGAAAATATGCTTCTCACATGCTTGCCGTTGTTGGTAACTACAAATCTTTTCATCCTTGCATGTCCAGGTTCCATTTCGTTCTGGTGTGGAATTGGCGCATGTCCGACACGATACTTCGGGTAATTTATTTTCGTAGCACAAATCCTTGTGATCGCAGAACTTACAGGTGAAAATGGTTGAACTATCGCTGAGCTTGATAAACGGTTCGTCTGAAAAGATTACACTCTCTGCTTTCCGAATTAATTTCTTTACGATGTCTTTGTTGTAGTAAACCCGCTCTCCGTATATATCGTCACTTTCTTTGTTTACGCAGAAATAATACGCCCGTTCTAATCCTGACCAGTGCATATACATCTGCATCTGCGTGTAGTGTTCATACTTTGATTTCTCAACTCCGTTCTTTTTTAGTGCGTTGAAAGACTTTGTGTTGGCTGTTTTAAATTCCAGAACGTGCCATTGTGAAGACTCTTCAAACCCACACGCAATCCCATCCAGGGACCCCGCAAAGTGTCCACCGAACTCTTCGTAGTATATCTGTAGCCCGGTTTCAGGATCACGGTCATAAACGGTACACCCAACATCGCGTAGATTTTTTACAAGTCGTGATTCCTGCCGGTTTCCAGTTTCAAATAGCCGTAATACTCTCCCATTGAAATTTGGATTAGAACACCACCGGAACGTATACCACAAACTTCGTTCACAATATCGTCCGATTAATGATGCACCCAAGTGGTCCCTTCGCCAATCCCCGGAATTTTTCTCGTAGAATGAAAAGATTTTGTCTACCGTTGGTAGCATTGCTTCTGGAAGTTCAACCATTTATTCCGGCCCCAAGGTATCTATTGAAGATTCTATATCACCAAGGCGTTGAGCAATCTTTAAAATTGAACATTCACCATTATCTTCATTACCACACCACCAAGCGCACCCATCACCGCAACATGATATATAATTTATTGGACACATTTTCATCATATCACCAAAAAATGTTTATTTTTTCTCCCACGGCTTTTTTGATCCGGTTGGCTTGTCTTCGCACTTTGTGGTATCTGGTGCTGCGGTAGAGTCCAGTTTCTTGTACTCCTTCACCACGTTGGTAGCCTGGAACTCGTCATTTCCTGGCCTGATACCAATCTTTACCACGAATGGTTTGTTGTGGAGCTCTTCAGAGTCCTTGGGGTGCAGTACATTAACCGCTCTGCAGATGGAAGACAGGGACCGCTGTGCAATTTCCTTTGCGGTTGCATTCTTGTTGTCAAGGTTAAGGCGGTCAAACACCTTTCTACCCCGGTATTCGGTATCGTCAACGACATCGTATACCAACTGCAGGTATTTTCCCTCTTTGTTCTTCGTGTCTTTCATTTCGCTTGCGCTGATGACTACGGTGTATTCTCCAAGTGGAAGCGGTTCAAATGAGCCAAGTGGCTCGTACTGTTCTGCGTCAAAATCAATTTTCGTCATTTAATTACTCTCCGTCTTTGGAAGGTATTTCTCAAATTCAGTCCAATCCAACTGGATTAAGTCTGGCATACTGTATCGGTTCTTTGCGGTATACGCCGCGGATCCGGTTAGGTGTAATACACGCTCTCCTGTTGATATTGCACGATTACGTTTCTCTCCGAACCCTGAATCTTCAGTCTTTAGCAGGGTTTTCAGAGATGCGAACCCCACAACGTCAGAGTATTCTTCTGCGATTGCCGCCGCTCTCTTGTGAAGTTTGAGGCCGTGTGTATCATACGCGGGGTGTTCGGGATCCTCAACCCTGGTGATAGTTCCGTGTGCAATCATTACAACCGTCATATTTTTGTAATCCCTGAGGGCTGTAACGTATTTGTAGAACTCCCGCCATTCAGACGCAGACTCTACATAGCCTTTCCCATATCCCGGGGCCTCTATACTTGATACCCCTAGTCGCTTACAGGTTGCAGCCCATACGAGTGGTTCCAGCCAATCAAGGCTGTCAATAATAACAGTATTGAACTTGTGGTCTTCCCGTCCAAGGGTTGCAAGTGCTTCCAGTACGTCATCATAAGACGCAGCAAGTGGAAATTTCGGTACATCCAGGTCGCCAAGTCCATCCTCTGTGAGAATGAATATTGGGTTCTTGGAGTGTGATGCAAATGTGGTCTTACCGATTCCGGACGGACCATATATAATAATCCGTGGCGGTTTCGGGCTGTTTTTAGATATGCTTTTCAAGTCGATAGACATTGATTGATTTACTCCTTTGCTTGTTCGTTCGGTAGGTTGGGTTATGTAACCAAAACTACACTCTATCATTATCTTCACTGGTATTTATATGTTACTCGAATAAAAATATTCACAAATCTTATATACTTGGAAGAATAATTACTTGTCCATGCTCACATTAGAAGAGATTATTGTTATTCTACAAGATAGAAATTTAAACGAAGTGTCGCGTAGAACTGGGCTTGCTTATCCAACGGTTTGGAGAATTGCAAATAACCAGGCCGGTAACGTTGGGTACGAATCAGTAAAAAAAATATCTGACTACCTTGAAAACAAAAAATAGGTGCTGCATATGACAATGTACGATGCAGCGAAATATTATATCGAGTCTTATAACTGGGTTCTGGTCCCAATACCACCTGGAACAAAAGCGCCAACGCAGCCTGGGTGGAATATCCGTGAAAATTGTATAACCACGGTTGAAGGATGCGATTTCTTCAAGGATCATCCGGATTACAACATGGGGCTGTTATTATCAGAGTCAGGAATTGTAGCACTTGATATCGACCACATAAAGAACACCAAATCTGTATTCAATACACTTGGAATAGATTATACGAAAATAATTGACAGCGCACCACGTATTTCCGGAAGACCAAATCACGATAAAGTATTATTCCGGGCACCCGCTGGAATTGTTCTTGGTAAAAAAGTATTATCGTGGCCAACTAAAGAGGATCAATCAAAAAACCAGGTAGTATTTGAATTTAGAGCTGGTCCGATCCAGGACGTATTACCACCGTCTATCCACCCGGATACAAAAATACCGTATGGTTGGGTTCGTGATCCCAATGATGGAATACCAGACCTTCCAAAAGAATTGCTTACAATCTGGAAAGAATGGGACAAATTCAAAAAAGAATTGGTTGATGCGTGTCCCTGGTGCGAAAAGAAAAAAATATCACCACCATCAAAAACAAGAATGCTTGGTAAAACAAGTGAAGATGTAATTGGAACATTTAATGCGAACAATAACGTTGAAGACCTTCTTGAAAAATATAATTACAAGCGTACTCCCGGTGGAAGATATCTATCACCATATAGCACATCCGGAATTGCTGGGGTAATTGTATTTAAAAACGAAAATAAGATTTTTTCCCACCACGGAAGCGACCCGTTTGATACCTCTCATTCTCTGGACGCATTTGATTTATTCAGTCACTTTGAGCATAGTGGTGATATTACATCGGCGGTAAAGTCCGCAAGCAAAATTCTAAATATTGGTAAATCGGTGTCATATGACCCGGAAATGATAAACCACGGAAAAGAAGTCTTTGAATCGTGGAACAAAAACAAAGACGATAAAACTGCAGAAAAAATTCCAGAGTATTTATTAAGTATTCCAGGAATTTTACAGGATGTTGTGGAATATTACAACACAACGGCCCCGAAAACACAACCACAATTTGCCGTTCAATCTGCTTTGGCTGTGGGTGCAACGGCAATGGGAAGACGGTACAGAACCGACCAGAATAATTATTCAAGTCTGTATTTGCTTAATATCGGGAAGTCTTCAACTGGGAAAGAACATGGAAAGCGGGTAATAGAAAAAGTTTTTACCGATGCGGGGTGTGATGACCTAATAGGACCCAGTGGGTATACTTCTTCTGGTGGGGTTTTATCTGCATTAATCGAAAGACCGTGCCATATTTCAATAATTGATGAATTTGGTAGATTAATGGAAAGCATCGGTAAAGCTGGCAATGCAAACAAACTCGATGCCCAGACCACAATCATGGAAGCATTCGGTAGGCTTGATGGAATACTTCGTGCCCAAGGGTATAGTTCAATGACCCTGACAAAGACACAGAAGGACCAGGAAGGTATAAAACAAGTTCATAGTCCTGCACTCACTATTGTTGCAATGACAACACCATCAACCTTCTATTCGTCTATAACAAGCAACTCAATTAAGAGCGGTCTTGTTCCAAGATTTCTTATTGTTGAATCAGATGTTGGAAGGCAGCTAAGTAGACAAATTGTTGAAACAGATCCAAGCCCGAGATTGTTGGAGTGGGTTAAGAAAAGATCGGTTGCATACAATACAAATGGTGGAAACCTGGTAGAAGACTTTGGTACTACAAAACCACCATTGCCTATTGTTGTTTTCTTTGAATCCGAATGCTGGCCTATGTTGAGAAAATATGATCAATATGTTCTTGATATGATGGATGAGTATGAAAAATTTGGGCTTGATGAGATGTTTGGTAAGTCAAAGGAGATTGCACAAAGAATTTCATTAATTGTTGCGGTGTCCTGCCAATCAGATACAATAAAGGCCGAGCATGTAAAATGGGCCATCAAATATGTAAAGTTCTATAATTTACAGACGGTTAACAGACTGAAGAATATTATGAGCGATTCAGACTTTGAAGCTGGATGTAAGGAAGTACTTGAAAAGATAATTGAAAGTGGAATGAAGGGTGCAACACCGCGAGATATCTCCAGGAAGTCAAGCAAATTCAGGGCAATGGATATAAAACAGCGGGAAAGTATGTTTAAGGTGTTGTTAGAAGACCACGGTGTTGAATTAAAAGAGATACCACAACCGCGTGGAGCTCCAAGACACGCATATCTCTACCCTGCGGATAGTGGTGATGTAATACAATAATGTAATCTAATAAACTAAAATTGTTTTAACTAAAGTTTACTTTATTTTTCTGTACAAAGTTTATGACACAAATCGGTTTTTGTGAAAAACTATTTTTAAAAATTGGGTTTGTTTTTATAAATTAGCCGACCTTTGGTGTTTGTTTGATTTGTGTCATTGTGTCATGGCAAATGGGGGGGTGTTCCACGGTCCCCTATATACACGCGTGTACACGCGTGATCACACAGGGGGGTAATACTTAGACATAAATAAAAAAAA